CATCGGACCTCGACGGCTGGAAGTTTAATGGACGTAGGTTTAAGAAACTATTGGGGGTGCTCCCGTTCACCCCCGGTGCAGTGAATAGAACGGAAAAATCAAACCAGTACGAAACTGTGGGAGGGCCATCCTTCCACAGCAAATCGTCAGTAGTCTACGGCAACACCGTAATAAACCTTGGGAAGGCCATGAACCGGCTAGACGCCGCTAGGCCTGATGAGGACGCACTTAGACTCGCGAACCTCAATATAGCCCCCAAGAAAGGACGCCGCCTCGCGCGGTATCTCGATAGCTACTATAGAAAAGTACGGGCGTACCTAACACCAGACCTCTTCAGTCTCAGGGACGCCCTAACCGAGCAGATAGAATGTGCACTAGATCCAACCCATCCCAAATATGCGGTGAGACTACGTGCCATAAGAGAGCTCATCCGAGGAGTGAATGTATTCGATTCCCTCTTCACCCTTGGCATCACTGTCAAGCTCAAAATCCCCGAGACAGCGAAATACGGCAAGGATGGCCGTGTTATCGGGGATTTCTCCTGCCCAGGGAGTTTACTCGCCCCATTTCTTGTTGGTCCCCTCAAGCATGCCTTCGGGCACCGCATAGAGTACGATGGTTGCACCATCGTGTTCTGCGAGAGCACAGAACCAACCCACGTTGATACCATCATCGAAGAAATGTGTGATTCGCCCCACAACTATTTCGTCTACTTTAGCGACGATATGTGTTGCAAGATCTTCGAACCAGACGGCCCCAAGTTATACAACCTGGACATCTCCGCCTGCGACCGCTCCAACACGCGGCCTGTCTTCGAGCGTCTTCGCTGGTTCTACAACGGAACCGGGTGGGACGAGTTAATCGACAAGGCCATTCGCCAATGCGAACTGCCTGTCACCATCCTAAACCCCGAGGACCGCAATGGTCGTCTACACCGCACCGAAAGGATCACTGCCCAAACGAAGAACCCCAAGGAGTTCTCTGGCACCATCCTCACCACCGTGTTGAACAACATTGCATCCGCCGCCATCTGCCTGTCCATCCACCACTCCCTCTCGAGTGGCCACTGGACCGGGAACGGCGGTGACATAGCCCGATGTGCTGCTGCCGTCGGGTACATTGTCACCGCCCAGGAGTGCCGCTCAGAAGCGGACCTCCAGTTCCTCAAGCTCTCCTTCTGGAGAGACTCCGCAGGTCGGCTGCACAGCTTCCTTAACCTGGGAGCTATCATTAGGAACTTCGGAAGTACTTGGAAAGATTATCCCTACGATGGCCGTAAGGAGACGCTTGACGATGCTATCCGCTTCCGCAACTGGGCCGTGCTCCAGGGATATCGACACGCAGGGGACAACCCCCTCCTCGAAGCCCTCAGGTGCTCCCCCGGCTGCCAGCGCCCCACAAATCTCTCCATAGCGACCACTAGGGTCATCATGAACTCCGTAGCCGTATCTAATCGATACAAGAGTTCTCAGAGTGCTGTGAAACGCCAACCTGTACCCAGCAGGATCCTGATGAATCGGTATAACCTCACCGATCAAGAATGGGAAGAGCTCTGCTCATTCACCCGCGAAGCTGATG